AGCAACAGCAAGGGCAGTTGCAGTAGTGGTATATAAAGCTTGATGACCTATAGCTACTGAAGTACCACCCGTAGTATTTGCTTTTAAAGCTTCAAATCCAATGCCAACATTTTCTGAACCAGTTGTAGTTACATATCCAGCTCTACATCCAATAATAGTTGATCTAGCCATTGAAGTGGCTACTTCAGCAGCTTTATCACCCATTACGGTATTTTCACTACCAGTCGTACTTCCACTTGCACCACTAAGAGCTTTATAACCTACAAGTGTATTACTAGTACCTGTCGTATATTGACCAGATAAATTACCAATCGCTGTATTTTGTCCAGTGGTAGTTGCGCTATATAAAGCCTTATATCCAAATGCAGCGTTCCAACCTGCCGTTGTCATTGAATATGCAGCTTGATGTCCTACTGCAGTTAGTCGTTCAGTAGTCGTACCAGAATATCCAGCTTGATAGCCAACAGTTGTATTAGGTTCAATGCTTGTTCCTTCCGCAGAATAGCTGGCTTGATAACCTATTGCTGTGTGATTACTTATAGTCATATTACTCCCCAAGGAGTAGACACCAACAGCAGTATTGTTAGACCCAGTTGTGATCATATAGCCTGCATTTTTACCTACGGCTGTATTATTATTCGCTGTACTATTTATTGTTAATGCATTAGCTCCAATAGCAGTATTGAACTTACCTGTTGTACTTGCATCTAATGCAAAAGTACCTACGGCTGTATTCCAATCTCCGTCTGTAATCGCAGTTCCAGCGTCATATCCAAATAAAGTGTTATAAGCAGCATCAGTTCCAGTGAAACTATCCCCAGCATTGGTTCCAGCTACTGTGTTGTACTGAGCGTCTGAAATAACACCACCACCACCACCACCACCAATCTCTTTAACCGTTCCAGAATCATTTATATATAACTTCTTCGCCGAAGTATCTACTGCAACTTCTCCGCTAGCAATATCACTCGTCGATGGTGTACTTGTCCCTCTCTTTAATTTAATTGTGTTAGCCATTGGGAATGCCTCCTAAGAATTGATTTTAGTAGCTGCCTCCATCAATAGTTACTCCATCAATGGTTCCTCCATCAATATTCACAGCATTCAAATTCTGTGTAGCGATTGTTCCTAATCCGAGTGTCGTTCGTGCTGCTGCTGCATCAGCATCATCAACTAACGTCCGCCCATAAGCACTAAAGTCAGTTACAGCAGCTGATCCTGAACCAGTGAAGTAAGGAAGCTTATTTGCTGCACTTGTTAGACCTGCAATTGCTGCTAATTCAGCGTCATAGGCTTGAACATTTGTACCAATAACAAGACCTAAATTTGTTCGAGCGTTAGCGGCTGTGCTTGCTCCCGTTCCACCATGAGCAACAGCTACATCAGTAGCAGCCCAGACACCAGTTCCAATTGTTCCTAGACCAGTAAGACTAGAGTTAACAATGTTTGACCCAAGAGTTGTACTGTTTAGAACAGATGTTCCATTGATGTAATAAGCCTTACTAGAAGCAATGTTGATGTGTTCAGAGGAAGTCCAAGCATCTGTTGAATTGACCCAATTCCATGTTTTATCACCATCCCCAGAATCTAAAGTGATTCCACCTCCATCAGCCGCAGCATCATCAGCCGCACCTTTCGCAAGTTCTAAATTCTTATCAGCAACAGTGACAGTAGTAGATGAAACCGTGGTTGTAGTTCCAGAAACCGTTAAATTTCCACTGACTACAAGGTTTTGAGCGCAAGTGAAACTTTGTACAGTTGCACCACTTAAATCTAATGTTCCTGTGAAAGTCTTATTACCTGCAATTGTTTGAGCAGTAGAAAGAGTTGAATAATATCCATCCCCACCAATAGCTTCGATACTCGTAGCTGAACCCCCAGATCCACCCGTACCCGTTCCGTAATACAGAATATTAGTACCTTCTGCATACGCTAATTCAGCATTTTCTAAAGAGGTAGGGGCTGACGACCCTGTGGATCTCTTAATTCTTAGGGTGTTAGCCATTTTAGAAGTTGCCTCCGTCTACGAGGTTTGAGGTTGTCCAATTGGTGTCTGCCTTTAAGGAAGACGATGTACTGTCATAGTAAACGATAGATCTGTTTACAGCATTATCTGTATTTACCACTGTTGACGTAGCACCTTGTGGTCCTTGAGTCGCAACAGTAATAATTGATGAATTATCTTCATCAACAGTGACTGTATTCTTATTAGTGGTGATGTTTACAGAAGTCATCTAGTGTAAGTCTCATCCATATAGATAGTACCCTCAATCCAGTATTCTTTCAGCCCACTTGGGTTAGTTAACTGTACATCGTATTTATATTCATCAGCAGTAAAGGCTGTTGTCTGAGTGTCAGTTAACGTCCAAGTCCACGTTCCAGCACTAGCTGTTGTAATAGCACAGGTAACATCAGCAGCCTTAGCAGTACGTGCAGCATCCCAGACTTGTGAAGCAATTGAATACCCCGTCAAGTTAACTGCTGCGTTATTGGAATCTTTTAATGTGACGCTAACTTGATGATCCGAAGCACGTTGGATCGTCATGTTATATGTGCCTGGTGCTATAGCCATAATTCCTAGACAGTTTTAAGAAGTCTAACCGAATACATAAATATCGACTCGTCCATGACCACCATCTCCTCCGCTTCCTGCTCCTGTGGAACAGCTACCACCTCCACCTCCACCAGGGACTGATCCATCTGTGCCATTCCCATGCCCTCCATCTCCTCCATTCATGCTTTTACCACCTGCGTACTGAGTATTAACATGCCCTCCTCCTCCTCCTGCTCCACCGAAAAAAGCACTGCCACCAGTCTCGCTACCTCCTCCGGCTGCGCCACCAAAGCCCATATTACCTCTATTTGTATTTCCCGATGCTTCACCAGGCGATCCACCTGAGCCCGATCCATCAGCACCATCAACACCACCACCTCCACCTCCTACTCCACTTTCATCTCCATCCCCACCAAATGCATTATAGCCTCCACCACCACCTCCTCCTGCTACTAACAGTGAACCTATGCTGGTATCTCCTCCACCACCAGCATAGCTTCCTGAAGAAGCACCTCCACCACCTGCTCCAATAGTGATCGTATAACTACTCGCAGTTAAATCCGTGAAAGGCATAATTTTTACAGCTCCAGCACCACCTCCACCTCCACCTCCATAGTGACTCCTTCTTAAACCACCACCTCCAGCGCCCCAAGCGATAAAGATAGCAAGCACTCCGCTACTTGGTTTATTCCAAGTTTGAGCAGATCCCGTGTAATTAAAACGTGTATGCGTAGAAGATACGACAGACAACCAACTTAAAACACTTCCATTAGTAGAAAGAGCTTTACCCGATTGGTTCGTTTGACTAGGAAGTAAATTAGAAATCGCTGTATTTACAGTTGTACCACCCGTTCCACCATTAGCAATTTCTGTTACACCTAAAGGATTGATGGTAGAAGTATCAATAACACAGACTTTAACCCAGTCACTATTAGCTGCGTTTCTTACCCATAATTCAGGCTTGCCACTACTTGTTGCAGTTGTATCAGTATTGACAAAGGGCATATAAGCCGCTGTTACAGCAGGAGCACTATTGCCACTATTCAAAGTTTGTAAGGCTTCAAAATTATCATTAATATCAATTCTGCCTTGTGGAAAGGTAACGTTCTCCAGCCTTTCCGAATTATCACCGCCTGTAGGGTTTGCCTGTGGCATTAGATTCCTCTACCGTAACCAGTTACAGAATACATCCATTCTACATCGACTGCACTACCATTATTAAAAGTAGCTGTGAAACCTGTCCTACTTAAATTGGTAACATTAACAAATAGATTTGTACTTGAACTAGTTGGTGTTATTTGAATTTGAGGTGTTTGATAAAAAGGTTTTTCAAAAGTAACATTATAAACACCCGTAGAAGCAGAAGTGTTTGCAGCAATAGAAGCACTTTCTGTCCTTCCTAATAAATCTAAAGTCGCACCTAAATCACTTATTGTTACTTTCGCCTCCGTACTTGTAGAAGTAATAGCTGCTTTTACTTGAACACCTCTAGCACGAATAACAGCAGCTTCAAATTCAGCCCATTCGCTCCATGTTGGTGAAGAAGAAGGATCGTCAGCTGTTGTTCTTACAAATAAATCTACATTTGCTTCATCTAATACATCACCATCTATCTTCCCTGCTCCGCTATCCCATAGACCAGTTTTCGAGTCAAATAAAACTCCTACAACTCCAATCGAATTACTTATAACCTCTTTTCGTAAAACAGCATCATATTGAACACCAGAATGTCCAAAGTCAAAAGTAGTAGCAAATGTATATTCTCCACCCTCATCTCCATCCGCATAAAAAGGATCATGATACCCAGAAGCAACATAAGGATTAGGCGTTAAAACTAAATTATTACCTGACTTTGCTAATCCACTATTAACTTTCGTTCCACTAAAAGCTGTCTCTTCTGACCAAGTCTTTACATTGAATCGTGCTGTACTCTCAGGTAAAGAAGTGGTGAAAGATGCTGCGGTAGATGATCTGTTACCTAAATAATCTTCTGCTTTAACAAAATATGTACCTGCTAATAATGGAACTTGTTTCTGAGAAGAAGAACCTGAAACTCCATCAACAACCTTATTACTTGTTAACCAAGAAGCTGAACCCGTAATTCTTGGGTCGTGCCTGATAATAATACGACCACCTAATTGAACATCGAGTTGTGCAACCTTTTTCCAAGAAAGTACAGCTAGTGTCTCAGAAATAGGAACAAGACTTAAATTTTGAATATCATCTGGATTATCCTGTAAACCTGCAACTGCATAATTTCCTATAGCTGGTGCGCTAAATAAAAGACCACTTGAACTAACGCTAGAAACTTGCACTTCATACGTTCCACGCTTTGCATCATTAATATCAAGAGTTGTTCCATTTATTAATTCAGTTTTAAAATTATCATCTTCATGCCTCCATCTAACTCTATATCTATCTACACCTGAAATACCTGCCCAGTGGAAAGTGATCTTAATAGAGATCTTACCGTTAATCTCATACTGTAATTCTTTAGTTTCTGTCCCGTCATATCTTTTTACTGTAAGGATCTCTACATTCGCAGGAGCTGCAGGTGCAACATTTAAATTAGTTGTATCTCTAGTTTCTAGAGCCGACCCAGTTTCTATATGATTGTATTTACTTTCGTTATGAGCGATAGCCTCTACTGTATAAAGTAATTTCTCATTCTCTTTAATAGAAATAACACGCCATAAACTTGTTTCTAACTCTTGGTTTTCTATAACCCAAATACTATTATTTAAGGGGATAGAAGAATAATTACTATTAACAGTAATAACACCATCACCTACCGAATAATCTGCATCGACATAACCAACTAAAACATAATTACCGATATCTGATACCTGTCTGCTTTCTAATGTACCATCTGACAAGATAATACTTAAAAGAGGTGACGTCCCTAAAGTTAAATCACTTAAAACAGCTCCATCATCAATAGTTATTTCATTAATAGTTGCTGATTTTATTCGTCCAGCTCTCCTAGAACCAGCTTTTAATGGATCAGCAACACTAATAATATGTCCAGGTTTTATTAATTGAGCTGTAGTCAGACTTGAAGTAAAACTAATGGCCTCAGTATTATTTTCTTCGTAGAGAAGCCAACGACCAACTCTCTGTGCTTGTGCTCTACTTGTACAAGCAAACGCCTGTACACTTTTTTTGACAATCCCTCTCCTTGCAATCTCTGCATCATCTTTTACTACTTCATAAGACATATCCTTTAAGACAATATCTAAATACGCAACAACAACAACTGTAGGCTTTGTTTTTGAACTTTGATTTGTATAAGAAAACCCTTCTTCAGTGACATTACTCTGGTTGAAATTATAAATAACATCAGATGGAGAATCTTGTGCTATTGCTAGTTTCCCTGACTCCCAGAAACCTTGACACCTCATCACAGAAAGTAGTTCATTAACTAAACTAAAGGCTTCTTTCGTAGAACTAATAGTTGTATTACAAGAGAATCTGGCTTCTGTCCCACCCGCCTGATTATCTACCTCTTCATTTGCATACTTAGAAGCTCTAAAAAATGACCATTTATCAAGTTGGCTAGCATCAAGATGATCTCCCAACCCAAATCTCTGATTAATTAAAAAAGCATACAGTAACCAACTAGGACATGAAGTCCATTGTGCAGCAGTAAACGTACCATCCCAAACATAGTTAACAGGATAAATAATTCGTCCTGTTGTTTGATCGACTGACACTCCAGTAGGGATAGGGACTTTTAATCCCTTTATTAAATACTTTCGAGAAGGTATTGAACTGAATTGTTGAGCATCAAGGCGTACACCAATTAAGGCTGTATTTGGATATGTTTGAGGAGTCCATTGAACTGCTGTAAATGATGACCAGGTTAAGCTGTTTTGCAACAGTGCGTCAGTACTATCATCTGTAACTCGAACAACTTGAATATCAACAGTGTGGTTATCATATGTCGTTCTATCTAAACGAATTTCGTATGCTCTACGATACTCATCCGCAGTACGTCCCTTAATTTCATCAGAAATCTTTTCTATCCATGAAGTCTCTGTATAAGGAGCAACAGCTAGTTTATATTTTATATTTACTTTAAGACTTAATGATGACCCCGAAGTATCTCCAGTAGATGCGTCAATCCTTTGAAGAGCTGGGATAGAAATCGTAACTCTTATTGCTTCAGTATTAACATTCGTTGCTGTCCTTACAAGTGGAAGATCTTTGACAACAGGAGTGCTAACACCAGTTACTGATAAGACAGCCCTCGAAGAATCTAAAGGGATAACTTCTTGAGGATCAGTACCTGTTCTTTCGTATAAGTCAACATCTTCAAAGTTATACGTTCCATCAGCATTTTGAAGAGCTGTGTCATTGAAGAATACAGACTTTAAACCATCTGCTAATCCTTCTATTGGGCCTTCTGCAATTACCTCAGTTACATTGGCAAATTGTCTACTATCAAGACTATCTCTTGCTGTCTTAGGAGTCCTTGAACTCCCAGAGCTTCCTTTGCCGCTACCAGCACCAGTGATTAAAGTCATGTGTCTACCTGAACAGTGTCCATACCAGCACTTATAACAACGCTACCAGTTAAAGTTAATCCCATCACAACAGGAACAGGTACACCTGCTGCATTTGTATTAGTGACTCCACTAAAGTTAAACGATTTTCTAGGATCTTCTGTATCTTCTGGAGTTTCTGGCGTAGGTGTCAACATATTAGCTATACCAGTTAAAGCCAACATACTGCCAAGACCAAAAAGAGCTTTAGCTCCCCAACTAGCCGCTTCAAGCTTCTTAAAACCACCAGCAACTTTTATTCCACCAGGCATATAGAAAGCAGTTGCAATAAGGACAGCCCCTAGCAAAATCTTCCCTACATCACCAGCTCCTTCAACTACAGGAATAATAAGGATATCTTCTTTCCCCATTGGAACGTCTAGTTCTTCCTCACCTATAGATTCTCCTCCGACAGTTATTTGGTAGCTCTGAGAAGCCATATGTTGCTCTATACCATCAAAATTTGCCGCTAACATTCTTACGCTTTCACTCACAGTACTAACATCGGCACTAATCTCTCTACAGCCGACAAATTCAGCTAACTGGCCATATAATTTCACTCGACGCATGACGTAATCTCTTACCTACTGTTGATTGTAACCAACCTGTGAACAAATCTCTACAACTCAACCTACTTTGGAGATGATGCAAAATATTTCCATCACCTAAAAACACAGCACAGTGATTTAAACCTGTTGAACCTATAGACATTAATAACAAATCTCCTTTAGTTAATGATTCATCTGGCTTTAATAATCTAAAACCCGTAGCTTCATACGCTCCCTCAAACATTGGAGCATCAACAAAGTCTTGATAATCAACTGGTCTTTCCCAATCACGTAACTCTAAACCTTCTTGTGAATACCAATCTCGTGCGAGTGTCCAACAATCTTGTACGTTCCAAACCCATTGACGCCTTAATAAAGGAGATTTATAGACACCGTCAGGAACATATTCTCCCCAAGCCTCACTTCTAGGGTTAACAATATACCAAGGGATTTTAGTTTTTTCAGCCGCTACTTTATCCGCTTCACTTGGAACAGCCGGATAGACAGGGTGGCTATGAACAATAGCTAGAATCTCTCCAACTGTTTCTGCTTTAGCGTAATCTAGAGGGTTAATTGTAAATGACGTTTCAGGAGTCTTCGATAAATTATTACAGGGCCAATATCTTTCTTTCCCTTTAATTAATACTAATAACCCGCAAGATTCTTTTGGATCAGAATCTTTTGCAACCTGTAACGCTTGTTCCTTCCAATTAATATTTAAAAGCTCCTATCCCAGGGAACTCGTCAGGTAAAATCTGACGCTTAGGAAGCCTTACACCTGCTAAATCAAAAGCACTACACATTTCATAAGTTATAACCTCTCTATTCTCTATAACTTTTCTATCAATGAAGTAAATTTCTTTTGGAAAGTAACTATTTGGATCAGCGTCACTATTTGACCCAGAAGGAAAATTAACAGCATCTAGATATTTCCCAAGAGTTCTAATTCTCGTGACTTTACATCCCTCTAACCCATTGGGAAGTAAAGAAATAATAGTGGTAAAAGTTCCTAATAAGTTGCTAATTGACATTGATGGACGAGGAAGAGAACCTCTCCCAGACCATTCATACCCTTCAACATCTAGTGGAATAGCTGTGAAGACATTTGTTTGCCATGTAATATCCTGTCCTTTCGTATTCTTTGAATTACAGTATCTATAAAGAGTAGTTGCACTATGTTGAGCACTATTTAATTGAAATTCATATAAATCAATAATCTCACCTATATTTATTCCCTGTAAAGTTGCCTGCAAATTATAATCAGATTCACCTGTCGCATAATCAGCGACCCAATAATTAACAACTGTATATAACATTTCTTAGGAAGTAACAGCCTTTATAACAGCAAACCTAATAACAATTGCTTCACTTAAAGAACCTGCTGAAATATTAGTAACATTTACCGAAGCTGATCCTGCTGCTGCCTGTGCATTTAAAGCATACTTTCCTGCTGTACCTGCTGACGCATGATTCAAAACAACTACATCAGTAGCAGCAATAGTCGAATTAGTAAGGGTAAAAGTTGCGATAGCATCAGCAGCTAATGCTGCTCCATTCATCGTAACAGTGCCACATTTCTTATTAAGAGTAACCGCCGTAGTCTTATTTGTTGACTGGGTTACTGAACCTCCATCACCAGTTATATAGCCAGCTTTATCATTATTTAAGTTAGTGAAATTGGCATCAACTTCTGTATGTGTTAGAGGTGAGCCTTTGCCAGCTCTTGTGACAATCGTACTCATGCCTTTAAAACCTTTTCAAATATTGTCTCTATATTAGCTTGAATCGTGAAAGAAATCGACACAAGCAATCTAGTCCACTACCTCTTCAAAAATTGCAGAGATTGTAGCCCTGTTCAAATAAGGGATCTGCTTATTCCAAGACGGACAAATAAATTTTTTAGCAGCGGATTCTCCTGGTGGAGTCCAATCGAAAGATTCTGCTCCTCCACGGGCTTCTAAGAAGGTCTCCAAAGTATCACTGTCAGTTTCCGATAAATTATTAAATCGTACGTTCCATGTTTTTAGGTCTTGATTTAAACCATATTTCAAGAAGGAAGTGTATCCATCACCATATTGAACCCGTCTAACTTTGGGACTACTACTCTTTTGAACTCCATAACCTGGAGAGATACTAGGAAATGTTGGCATAACTTAAGGATATAAGAGACCGCCTGGCCTCTTTTGTCTTGCTAGTTCAGATTGTATTGCTACTCCAATCAAACCGCCCAATTCTCTACTCCTAGCTTCATCACCTTCTGCTGACGAACCAGAAGCATCTACATTAACTACAACATTTGCTCCTCCCATTTCATGATTTGGGACGATATTACCGCTTGAATTAGGAACAAAAAGCTCTGGCCCTTTTTCTCCAACAATATAAGGAGATCCACTTGATACTGGACCACCTGCTGCTCTCTTGAAAATATGCCCAATACCAGGAAGATTGGATAACATACTATTCATCCCATACTGAAGCATCATTCTTCCTATTTGACTAAAGACACTTGAGGCAACCTGTCCTAAAGTCTTCGTGCCTTGAATTGCACCTTCTATTGCATTAACAAGTCCATTTTCTATACTTTGACCCATTTGTTCATATAAATTTTTGATTTTTTGTTCACTTGCCGATAATCGCTCAGAGAATGTAATCCTTAATTTTTCTATATCGAGTATAGCTTGTTTTATTAAAAGCTCTTTTTCCCCATCAATAGTAGAAGCCTGTACTTGTTCTCGTAATTTCTCTATTATAGATAATTTTTCAGATTCAAAGTTTAGCCTAGCAACTGTATCTGTGTCTCCAGCTTTTGTAGCCTCAAGTATCTTCTGATGTATTTCAAGTTGCCGCCCAGACATCACAAGTTTCTCTTCTAACTTCTGTATTGATCTTGCTTCTTGTAGCTCTAATGATGCTTTAGCCCTAAGTTCTACCTTAGTTGCATCGTCTAATGCTTGGTTATATGCAAGGAAAACAGCCTTAGCTTCCTTTTCATAAGCATCACTACCTGCATCTAAACCTTTCCCTCCCAACTTCTTATCTCTTGTTAGGTTCGCTAATGATTCCTGATATACTTTATCTGCTCTTACAATTGCCTCTGTTTTATCTAACTCAATATTTTTTCTCTTATCTCCAGAAGTTCTATTTTCTAACGGTCTCTGTAGATCTATCATAAATACCTCTCTTCTTAGCTTCATCTCTTTCTCTACTGCTCTTAACGTTCTCTCTGCCTCAATTCTTGCCTGCTTACCTGCTTCACTAGCTTCCCACATGTGTGTTCTGTACTTAGCAGAACCCATCATCAATTCACCCATAGACTTATCAAGAATTGCAAATACACTAACCACTGCATTTACAACACTAAATATGACATTAACGAAGTCTAGAATCTTGGTTAATGCAATTAATAGAGGACTTGCAATTATCGCTAATGTTGTTCCTACTGTGGTAGAGACTTTGTTCCAGGCATCCCCTAGAGCTTTAACCATTTTAGAAATAGCTTCATGTGTTCCTGGCAATGCCCCAGTATTCTTAAAGACTTCAATTTCAGCTAATACACGTGCTTCATTAAGCCTTCCTAGTTCTCTTAACTTATCTATTTGCAATGCAAGTTGAGTATTGACTTTTATACCTGATGCGTTCAGTTCTTCCATATTTAAATCTCTTAGCTTCTCTCCTAGTGCATTAGCCTTCATTACTAATGTCTCTAACATTGTTCCTAACGCACTACCTAGAATTTGCGTTCCAAAGCCTCCCATTCCCATAGCATTGCCAATCACTGACCCAGTGACACCACCAGCAGTAGCTCCTACTCCTCCACCAAATAACAATGGGAAACCCGCTCCAAGCATTAAGCTCTCAGCCTTCTGACCCCTTATCTTCTTCCAGTTTTTAAGTCTCTGTTTAGCAGTTCTCTTATCCTTCTGAACTGCTCTATCTCTCTCCTTATTCTGTTTCATCATCTCTTTAGTCATCAACCTTTCACCTGTTAATGCCTCTTTACCTTGTTGAATTAAACGCTTATTTTTCCTTTCAAGAGATTTTGCAGCAGCTAATTTCGTTTGTGTCTCTGAGTCCCAAGTAGCAAAACCACTTGCTTCTCTCCCCTTTTGACTTGCCTTTACGTTACTTTTTACCTTTTGTCCTATTAATTTTGCTCTTGTTGCTTCTGATGTATGACCAAGTGCTTTTAAAGCATCATCATTTAATTTTATTTCTTGTCTATGGCCCGCTAAAAATCTTTCAGATTGAACTAAAGCTTTCCCTAAACCTAAAAGACCTTTATCAAACTTCTCACTAGCCTTCTCTATCCCAAGCCATTGGTTTAGCAAACTTACAGATCCTTTATGAACGCCCCATAAACCCTTAATTACTTTTGCAAATCCTTTTGTTCCAAACGCCATCCAAGCAACACCTAATGCTGCAACAAACGCAGGATTCATTACGTTTGCAGCCGCCACTCCTTTAGCTGCTGTGACAAGACCTGTCATTGCTACTTTTGTATCAGTTATTCCTTTCGCTGCAACACCCATCCCTGGGATACCTATGTTTGCCCCTATACCTGCGATATTACCTGCGGCCCCCATCGTTTGAGAGCCTAGCCACCCTAATCCTTGTCCTACACCAGTATTAGAAGCCATTCCTAATCCTGCTAATCCACCTACTCCTCCTGCTATCAACCCTCTTCTTTCTATTCCTCTTCCAGGTCTTGCTGCTTGAACGGCTTTCCCTCCTAAATTCGCTGCTAATCCCCTTAATTGTTCACCTAAAGTTACAGATTTCTGCTCCTTCTCATTAACTTTACCCATTATCCGATCTCTTCTTTCCAATTCAGCATTAATAGCTTTTTGAATATTTCTTACACGTGCTGAAGCAACCTTATAATTTTCATTTGTAGTTAACATCCGATCTTGGATGCCTTGCGCTTCTGTTAATAAATTTCTTAAACCTTCCAATCCTCCTGCTTGACCTGCTGCTGCTGTTAACGTAGAAGTCGGTGTTCTGGCTTGTTCCCCCGTTATTATTTGATCCATTATTCTCTTTCTTGCCATCAACTCGGCATTTAAAGCCTTTTCTACTGTTCTAACTTGTTGGGACGAAGAGATATAATTTAAATTTGTTGAAATTAATTTTGATTGAGCTGCTGTAACTTGATCTAATAATTTCCTAAGACCAACAAGTCCACCACCTTTTGCATCTTGAATCCGATCAAATATTGTTAGTTCGCCTTTAGGTGCTTTGACTTGTAAGACAAACTTCCGAACAGCTTTCTCTGCGGTCTTTAGATTATTAACAAATCCCGTTATGTTTTTCTTGACATTAAAAATCTTAGAACCAAAAACAGCATAAGCTCCTGCTCCTACCATTAACGCCTTAGCTAATAATGGTACGGCAGCAGTACTTGCTAAAAACGCTGCTTTATTAGCTAAAAGACTTCCTGTTGTCTCGTTTGCTAGTTGTTTAAGATTAATAAAAGGAATAGATGTCCTTCTTAAAGCTTTATCAAATGCCGTAACAGCAGCATTTGAAGCAACAAGTCCTGCACCTACACCAAGAATACTAGCTCTTAAATATCCACTAGCTTTTGCAAGAACAGTAGAACTAGCTTGTAGTCTTTTAAGACTAGCTGCTGCTTTATCTGCTCCTTTACTAACTTGAGTAAAACCTTTTCCTCCTTTTCCTCCTATCGTTTCTAACTTTTTTTCAATACGATCTAAGCTCGTAGTGAGCTTCTTCAAAGCTCTACCAAGATCAGTATCTTTGACCTTCAGTTCTATTAGCTTGGTATACGCTTCAGCCACGCATTAAAGAAAGAAAATCTCTTTCTAGCTTACCTCGTTTGCGTCCGAGAAGCAGCACCTCTTTGAGCAGCCCCCCTATCTTTCTCCATTTCTTCATTTTGAAGAGCAAAGAAAGCAGCCCAATTAATCATCTCTTCTTGAGTAAGAGTCTGATTTAATTCAGCGACTGTTTTACCTAATTCTTTTGCTAAAGAATAAACAAATCGGATCTCTCCATTAGCTTTTCATATCTGCTTCAGCCTCTTCTACCTCCTTATCTGAACCAGATTCAAGCATTGCTAATTGTATCTCTTGAAGAATTGCAGCTTCTACTTCCCTTCTTAATGCAGCCTTATCTCCATCAGAGAAAAGTCTTTTCCCATCAGAATCTAAAGCTTTTTGAATCATCAGCATTAATGCAAAATCATTTGCATCCTCACTATTCCCAGTTTTCTTTTGTATAGATTCCCTTTCTGCAATAGTTAAAGGATGCCAGTAAACAGTTAAAACTGCTTCACCATCTTTAACAATAGAATGATTATAGACCTGTGTAACCCCAAAGTTATTTTTGAGAAGCTCAATTGCTCTTGGCATGATTTTCATAATTTATACACTAATATTATACTAGGCATTAGCCGAGAACTGACAAGTGATGACACCTAGATAATGGGATTCAGCCTCATTCTCTACACCTCCAGGGCCAACAATCTGCCCTGCTCTTGGGTTACAACTATAAGTATCAGCATAATCAGAAGCATTAACAGAAGTTAAACCGTCAATAACTAATTCACCAAGTCGAGCTAAAGCAGCAGTTCCTTTGTTTCTTGGAACGTAAAGACTACATTGAACAAACCCTGAATAGAAATCACTTGATGCGCCTTGCATTTGTACTGTTGCTTGCCCAAAATTTACAGAAATAACAACATAAGACACTGATTTACTTGGCGTAGTATATGCCACATTGTCATATATTATTTTGACCTTTGGATTGGCATCATTAACTGCATCAGTAACAGCTTTTTCAAATGCAGCCCTAGTGTTTACAAGTGTCATAGTTTTTGATAGCTAATACGACCTGCATCGTCAATGTCTCCACCAACTCTAATATCAGGTCGTTTATCAGTAAAGAACCTATCTATTTTTCGATCTAAACCTTCCGCAAAATTACCTGATCCACCTGCTAAATATGCAAATACCTGAGATTTTGGAGAAAACATAATAGCTTCAGGAGCATATTTTGCTGTATTACCAATGAAAACTGGTTTCCCAATAGTAAGATTTGTAGGAACTGGATGTCTTTGTTTTATATAAGCCTTGTTACCAGGTGCTAAAACTGTTTTCTTTTTTCCTCCTACGTTAATAGTAGTTGTTTTAATTTTTGACCAAGGACTAAAAGCTGCTCTCTCATCTTTTCTATTAGCTCTTGTTAAACCAGCTTTCCAACTAGATGCAAAGAACCCTGTTAATACAGGACTAACACCTCCCTTCTCTCCATCACTCGTTAAATCACTAACGACAGCACGAACAAAACCATTTAAATTAGCCGTAACTTCATCTCTAATATCATCACCAAGCATCTTAGTGAAATCCTTTGCTTTTTGAATTGTTCCGATCTTCCTTCTTGTTGCTCTTCTAGCCATTAGAACCTCACTAATAAAGTATATAAATACACCTGACCACCTCTCCTCGTGTCTATATCAACGATTTGAGCTGTTTGCGTACTTCCTGCATAACTTAAAACAACCTCATCTTCAAAAGTAGGTTGATTATCTCCTATTAAATCAGGTGTTATATATAACTTCGCTTGCCTCATTTCTCGACCAGTCCCTTCTTCTGACTTAATAAATTCAATTGGAGCCTTAATATCCGAATAAGAAGTCGTACTAACATGCTGCTCCCCCGTTTCAACACGATAACTACTCTTAACCTTACGGTTATAAGTAATCGTTGTATCTAAGGACGTACCAAGATTAGAAACAACCTGTTTAGCAATACTTCTGAGTGCAGTGTCGAGTGATCCTGCCATGATTAACCTCTCACAATCCTGACTTGATAACTACCAGAGCCACCTAAACAATAAGCACCTAAATAGCTTTGTAACCAAGGGTAAACATCAAAGATGTTATTTACTGTCCCTGTACCTTGACTGGATTGTGAGTATTTAACCTCGATTTCTCCTAATTTAAC